GCCGGGCGTGTACCCCAGGTCGTCAGGATTGGTCCACACCCAGCCGGGGGCCACCGAGTAGATCGGGATGATCGAGCAGCCCGGCGGGACGTCGATGCTGAACGTGTTCGATACCGGGTTGCCGGAAACGCCTCCGGCTACCGCCGTGAAGGCGATGGCCGGCGCGGCCGAGTATGTCAGGCCGAGCGTGCCGCCGGCCGGGACCACGACGGTGTTGCCGGTGGCGGTGTAGATCGTGGTGCCGTTGACCGCGATCACCGTGACCGTGCCGCCCGTGACCGCGACAGACACCGGGAAAGCGTTGGTGTTGGTGATGACCGCCGGGCTGGCCGGGACAGCCGGGGTGTTAACTGCCGGGGGGTTCGGCTGGGTGACGATCAGCCCGGTCGTCGTGCCGCTGCCGTTCAGCGTGACGTTCACGTTGTCGCCGGTCGGGTTGAGCGCCGCCACCCCGGTGGCCGGGACGGCGGGTGCGGTGACTGCCACTGGTCCTCCTAGTTGCTGATGGCCGCGTGGCCAACGTCGTCCTGGCCGGGTACGTACGCCCGGAGCACGCCGAGAGTGTTGAGCGCGGTGTACATCGCGCTCGGGGTGCCGTTGTCGAGAATGAGCGCCGTGCCCGCCGTGATAGTGGTCAGCCAGGAATCAGCCCCGGCACTGGTGGACAGGTTGCCGAACCCGGACGCCCCGCCCGTGCCTGGCTCCCCGGCAACCAGCGTGGCCGGGGTGCCTGCGGGAACCTGAACGGTCGCCGTGACCACGAACCTGTTCAGCGTGACGGCCACCGTTCCTCCTAGTTCGTCGTGTTCGGGTTGGCTTCCTGGCCGGGCAGCGCCGGGGCGGCCACGGCCACCGAGACGGCCTTGGCCGTGGCGTGGGCGTTGGCAGTCGGCGTGATCCCGACCGAGGTGCCGGTGATCGGCGCGACCGCCTGCACCGTCTCGGACAGCGTGGTGTCGGAGATGAACAGGAGCTGGCCGACAGTGAACTGGGTGCCGCCGGAGGCGAACGGCAGCGCCGTCGCCCCCTGCGTCAGCAGCGCGCTGGTGGTCAGCGGGCTGCCGCCTGCGCCCATCAGCATCGGCCACTCGCAGCCGCCGCAGACAAAGAACAGGTCATCGGCCTGGCCGACCATCATCCTGGACACGCGGCAGCGCGGGCAGCGCACGAATGCGTTGACCGGGACGTCCGTGCCAGTGCCGATCCAGGTCATGGCCTGCTACCTCCGGCCGTCGTTGGGCGTGCCGCGCCGGGCCGGGCCTGCGGGCAGGCTCATCCCCGTCTGCTGCTTGACCGCGCTCACCATCTCCGGGTCCGCCCCGGCCGTTACCCGGTCACGGGCGAGCTGCCCGCTGCCGGGCACGATGTCCACCGCGTCCTGCACGGGCATGCCGCCGCCCATGACATGCGGGGTCATGCCCTCCGGCACCGCCGGGCCGGAGGAGATGATCCGCGAGCTGTCCGGCAGGTCCGGCCTGGGCAGGTCCGAGCCGGGAGGAGGCGCTGCCGGGCGGAAGACCGGGCCGGACAGGTAGCTCGGGTGGATCCGCCCCGCGTTCGGCTCGGCACTGGACTCCGGGCCGGACGCCCTGCGGATCACCGGGATGCGCCGGCCGTCGCGGTCGCCGTGCCGCAGGTACGGCGCGGCTTCCTCGTCGGTCAGGTACACCGTGTCCCCGGCGGGCACCAGGTCAGACTGCCTGATCTCGTTCGCCGGGACCGGCCCGCGCCGGGGCAGGGACAGGTTGGTGAGCGCGATGTACGGCTCACCGACCCTGATCTCCGCCACGTGCACGCCGGCCGCCGCGTTGGCCTTGGCGCGCAGCTTCTCGAACTGCTTCGCCTCGGCCTCGGACAGGCCCGGCAGCTTCTCCAGGGTGTCGGCCATCAGACCCCCGACAGCAGGCAGATCGCCAGGGGCTGGTCAAGGCCGATGGCGGAGGCCCGCTGGGTGTCGGAGCGCCAGGTCTTGCGCGGCTCGTCACGGTAGAGGGGGCCGGCGAAGAACGGCAGCTCGTCGGCGTAGAACCCGGCCCGCTGGCGCTGCATGACGATCGCGTTGCCCGGCGGCACCTGGCGCGAGACCAGGACGTCCAGGTTGAAAATCTTCTGCGGCAGCGTGCCGGTGTACTGGAGGTTCTCCGACGCGATGTCACCGATGTACGGCGCGGCGAACGTGCTGCTCTGGAGCAGCGTGTTCTTGGTGCCGTGGTTGATGATCAGCGTGTCGGCCTCGAACCCCAGCCACTGCGTGACGCCCGAGGGTGACACGATGTTGGCGTTCTCCACCAGGTAGCACGCCTGGGCCAGGTCCGACCTGGTGGTCGCGCTCGCGCTCGACCACGGGTTGGAGACCGCCAGGGTCTGGATAGAGGCGTTGGCGACGACGGCCGAGTAGAAGGCCGTGTTCCACGAGTAGACCATCGTGTTCTTGACCTGGAGGAGCTGGCGCGTCACCGGGTCAAGAGCCTGGCGGCGGCGCATCTCGTCCGAGACCATGATGGCCATCGCGCGCTCGTGGCTGAACACCACTCGCGGGTTGCCGATGGACGTCGGCACGACGGGCACCTCAGCGAACTCCGACCTGATCTCGGGGAAGTCGTCCGCGTACAGCGGCGTGCTCTCCGAGTACCGGACGGCACCGCTCGGCGCTGCCCCGCCCATGCGCAGCACCGAGTCCATGATGAACTCGTTCTGCGTGATGTCCAGGATGAGAGCTGGGATGACCAATGGGTCCTTTAGCAGCTCATTGACGGTTACTCTCGGAGCATCCGAGTAACCCCGTGCGCCCGTGGGCATTGGTCACTCCCTCGTTCTCTGTTTAGAAGACCCGCATGCGGCCGAAGAAAAAGGTCGCTGCGCCTTGTCCGCCGATGGCCTGGGTGAGCATGGCGGACGCAACGCCGCCGGGGTGCGTGCAGATGCCGACCACCTGGTCGGCCGCCGGTCCAGCACCGGCCGCGACAACCGTGCCGGTTGCCCCGCACAGCAGCTTCTGGCCTTCCAGCACCTGGCCGGAGTACCAGGCCCAGGTGTCGTAACCGCCGTAGATGACCGCCGTGTAGTCGGTCAGCACGCTGATGTCGATCAGCGGCTGGCCGTAGCTGTTGGGCGAGCCGGTCTGGGCGGACAGCACGTTGGCGTCGTTGCCCGCGACGCCCATGCAGGTGACAGCCGCAGCGGTAGCCAGCTTGACCGTGAGGTCCGTGGTGCCGGCGGTCGCCGTGTTGGGCATGACGAGCTGGCCGCCGTAGATGAGAGTGGCGACCTGCTTGCTGGCAGGCCCCGACTTGTAATGCGGCAGGGAAGCCGACATGTTTCAGGTCCCTTCTCAGGTGGTGTTGCTGACGCTGGACGCCTCGCCCAGCGTGTCGTGGGTCTCGCTTGCTGCGTGCGAGCCGTTGGTTCCGATCGGGTTGTTGAGCGCCCTGACGTTGCCAGCCCCTACCGCCGTCACCTGCGCGGCGGTCATGTGCGCCACGTTGCCCTTGCGGTACTCCTCCGGCCCGATCCGCACAGTTTTCGTGATCAGGAAGGGGGTGGTCGTCTGCGTCATGTGTCAGATCCCGACGTAGCTGCGGAAGTCGGCCACGAAATCGGCGCGGTTCTTCGCCGCGTGCTGCGTGGTGTCGGGCTCGTCCATCGCGGTGCCCAGCTCCACCGGGCTGTCCAGGCCCAGGTCACGGGTGACCTGGCCGAACGCCTGTAGCACCCGGCGCATGACCAGGCCGGCGTCCACCGCGCCGCCGCTGGACAGCTCCACGGTGTGCCCGGTGCCCTCCAGCAGCGGCCGGGCCAGCTCGGTGATGAACGGCGGGACGTTGTGCTGGCGGGTGAGCTGCTGCTTCTCGGCCTCGTACGAGGACTTGTCATGCTCGCCCTGGAGCACGCTGAGCTGCCGCTGGGTCTCCGCCAGCTCGTAGTTGGTCAGGTCGATCGGGTTGAGCCCGTAGCCGTCGTTGGACAGGCCGGCCCCGGCCAGGGCCGGCTCCGGCTCGATGTCGAACTCCGCCTGGAGCAAGGCGAACTCGTCGTCGGGCATCGCGGCGATGACGTCCGCCAGGTCTTCCTCGGACAGGTCGCTGGTGCCCTCGCTGCCCGTGCCGAGCGTGTCGAGCACCTGGTTCAGCTTGTCCGGGTCGATCTCAAGCAGACGGCCCAGCCGTGCCGACTGGTCTGCGTCAAGGTCCGGCATGGTGATAAGGCCGCCTTCCTGTGTTTCTCCGGCGAACGTCGCCGCTGACAGGTCAATGAGCATGTCGGGAGTGACCCCGTTGGACAGTTCCACGCGCTCCCACGGACCCAGGGAATTAACACGCGGGTCGAGCGTGCCGAGCACGTGCTGGATGGCTACCGGGTAGTACTGGCCGTCGCTCCGCGCATAGTCCTCAACTATCCGCGCGGAGATGCCCAGCTTGGGATTGGCCGACAGCACCGCGTTCCCGGCCTCGGTGGTCTTCACCGTGACGTACAGGCCGTCGCTGCCGACGTCCATCTTCTGCACCTCGCCCCGGAAGCGCTCCGGGTCGTTGGTGTGCTGGTTCTTCGCGTCCGCGAGCTGGAACGGCACCTGGTCGTACGCGCGGGCGTTGAACGCCTGGGCCAGGCCCTCCAGGTAGCTCTTGTCGAACTTGAGCAGCCGTCCCTGGTACTCGATCTCCCCGACCGGCAGCACGCGCTTGCGCCAGGTGTCGCCCGTCCGCCGGGCGGCATCCCGGCTGAACGGGGTGCGGATCTCCAGGGGCATCGGTCAGGCCGCCTTCTGCCCGAAGTTCTGCGCCCGCTTGGCCATCGCCATTGCGACCTTGGCCGCGACGCCCTTGCCGATCAGTTTCTTGTAGATCCCCTGGCCCTTGGGATTCAGGCCGTTGTCGCTGCCCCCGCCGTTGTCTGATGCGTCGTCGTCGGCGTCGCCGTCGCTGGCGGCCAGGCGGATGGCCGGGACGCCGAACTGCTGCATCAGCGGCGTCTGGGCGGGGGCCGGCACCAGCGGCTGCGCGCCGTGGCCGGGGGTGACGGTGGTGCTGTTGTACGCGCCGACCATCTCGATGAGCGCAGCCCGCTGCTGCCGGTGCGGCGAGAGGTCCTGGCCGTCAACGACGGACTGCCAGGTCCCGTCTCCGTTGCGGCGCATCTCGCCTACGGTGCCCCCGCCCTGCCGGTGGCGGACGACGTGCGCGCCGCCCTGGACGCGAGTCACCACCAGGTCAACGGGCTGGCGTACAGGAAGCCGCCGGGAGAGGCTGATCGACCGGCCGTGGCCGTTGGCCAGGCCCAGGTTTCCCGAGCCCGCGCCGCGCACCGTGGTCGGCACCGTGCCGGAGCCCTTGGGCAGGTGCGGCTGCGGGGTCTGGAGCACGCTGGACGAGGAGTCTGATGTCCCCGATGCGCCCCCGCTGACCGCAAAGTCAGCGTCATCTGATTTGTATCCGCACCTCGGGCACATTGACTGGGCCATCTAGGGATCGCCTTCCCACGTTCGCCACTGCTTCTGAGCGACATGGTAGACGTACAATCTGCCTGCCTGCCAGCAGGCCGGGCGTGTCTAGTCTTTTTCTTCTGTTTCGCTGGCTAGCTGGGTGGCTGCCTTCTGCGCATCGTCTTGGCTGACGCCTGCCTGGACCATGCACGCGGCAAGCCAGTCGATCTGCTCCTGGGTAGCCATCAGTCACCCCGAACGTAGTCATGAATGATCTGGGCCAGGGGTGCCGCAGCGGCGACGATGGCTGCGGCGATCGGCGCGATGCCCGTCACGATCCCGGCGATGGCCAGGCCAACCCCGGCCGTGGTGAACAGGGAGTACATCACCAGGTGGATGCGGTCCTCCCGGTCAGACTCGTTGTTGATCCCGACCGCCTGGCGGCGGAGGAATGAGATCGTCCGCTGCTGGCTCCTGTGCAGCGCATCCAGCTGCCTCTCCACCTCGTCGTGCTGCTGCTGGGTGATCTGGCCGACCTGCCTGGCTACCTCGGCCGCGACCCGCGCGTCAACGTACGCCTTGAGCGCTGCCTGGCTGGCCCCTGGCGCTGCCAGGCTGAGCAGGGCCGGGTCCGTCTTCTGGAGGTGCTCGCCCACGGTGCCCGGCTCGACCTTCATCGCCTGCCCGGCGGCGACCGCAGCCTGGTGCGCGGGCGTGGGCGTGGCCGTGGGAGGAGGCGGGGCAATCGCGGCGAACACGTCAGCCGCTTCCTTCGCGGAGTTGGGCTGCGACGGCTCTCCCCCGGCGCGCGGCACGACGCCGGCCGGCGGGAACTGCCTGGCGGCAGCACGCGCCCTGATCAGCTGGCTGGCGATGCCGGCGGGGGTTGACGGGTGCTCCGGGGCGGCAGGCACCTCATAGCGGCCCACCGTGTCCTTGACCGCCTCGTCCCTTGTCGTCGGGTGCCCGCCGGGGCCTCGCGGCATCGCCGGGCTGGCCGCCGCCTCGGCCGCCCGCTGGGCCTGGGCTATCTTCGCGGCGTGCTGGCGGACCATCTCCTGCTGTGCGGGAGTCAGCTTGCGGTCCTGCGCGCTCGGGACGGTGGCAAATCTCTTGGCCACCAGCCTCGGGGAGTCACCGCGCTTCATGGCGGCAGCCCTGGCCTGCGCGATAGTCTCGCTGGCGCTGTTTGCTTTCCTGACCTGCTCCAGGTGCGCCGCCACCGCCGCTGATGTGTCGTTGAGCTGCGGGCCTATCAGCGGAATCCAGCCGTGCCGCGTCGTGAACCCGGTGCCGGGGATATGGTGCCCGTGGATCGCCGCCAGCTCGACCTGCTCTCTGATGGTCTGCGGCCGGGAGAGCTGCGCGCCGATGCCGACCGGCGCGGACTTGGAGTCCACTTGGAGTGTGCCGACGAGCCGGGACAGCATCACCGAAGCGTCCCCGATCTCGTTCAGCGCCGCGCCGTCCGCGCCGGCCGCCATCTCCTGGACGGCTTCCAGGGCGGCCTCAGCGCGCTGCTGCGGATCCTGCCAGGCCCAGCGCAGTATCGAGCGCGCTTCCGAGCCCGCTGCCGTTAGCTGAACTCCCACCGGGTGTGCCCCCTCTCTCTGCCTCTGCCTGGAGCTGCTGGAGCCGCTGGGCAGCGGCAGCACGGATCTTGCCGGGAGCCGACGAGCTGCCCTCGTTCCAGTCCCTGGTGATCGACATGGCTGACTCGACCAGCAGCCTGTTCGCCTGTGCCTGGTCAGGCGGCAGCATGTCACCGATCGCCTGCCTGGCCATGACCAGCGGCTTGGCCGCCGTGCCCACTGCGTTCACCTCGTCCGCGATGTCCCTGATCGTTTCCGTGGTGTCCGGGTCGCTCTCCGGCTTGCCGGTGCGGAACTGCGCGGTCATCGACGCCCACTCGAACGCCTGCGCCGTCTGCACGGGGTAGTGGCCCCATGCTTTCCCGTGCCTGATCGCGTCCGGGGACGAGTTGTTGGCAGCCAGGTCCAGCATCGTGGCCCCGGCCGGGGCGTGCGGAATATTTATCTGCCTGTCCCCGATGCCCAGCTTGTCAAAGTACTCGCCCGCGTGCTGGATCGCGCCCAGCTCGGTGAAGCCTTCCTCCATGTCGGCGTTGCCGATGGTCGCGTTGTACGCTTCCTTGTCCCCGTTGGTATCGCGAGTCTCTCCCTGGGGCACCACGGCGTGGATCAGCTCGTGCAATGTCACCGCGTACGCGCCGGGCACCTTGACCGGCTGGCCAGGGTGGCTCTCCGCATCGGCAATCCCCTCGGCCACGTCGTTGCGCATGTCCATGTGGCCGTTCCAGTCCATGATCGCCAGGTCTTTGCCCATGTTCTGCGACCACTTGCTGTACATCGTGGGCGGCTTGCCGTCCCAGTCCAGGTGCGTGTCCGGGCCGAACATGTGCGGCACTACGGAAACTGATTTGCTGATCAGTTTTCCGGCAGCCGCCGCGTCACTCTTGCTTATGTGCTCAGTACGAGAAATCTGGCTTTCCAGCCTGGATATCTCGTCCCCTTCCCCGCCGTGCTCCCACTCACCGTGCTTCCCGCGCAGCTCAGTGCGCCAGGCGTCCCTCCAGGACAGCTCCATGAACTGCTGGCCGATGGTGGACAGGGCCGGAGCCTGCGCCGGGCTGGTCACGGTGATGTCCGCCTGGCCGCCTGCGATGGAGTTGACGTGAAACGAGGACCCGCGCGGCAGGATGTACTCTCCGAGATCTCCCTCGCCGGGCATGATGTGCTGGCCGGGCTGCAAGTGCAGGGCCATCCGCAGCGGCGTGCCACCCTCGGCCTTCACCTCTGCGCCGATGTCTTTGGCACGGCCGGTAGCCCGGAGCTGTGCAAACGTGTTCGCCCAGTCTTGTGACGTGGAGGAGGACACAAAGTCTTTGTCAGTGAACGTCGCGCCGGTCTTGATCTTTTTAGCCAGGGCCGGGGTGAGTGCGATGCCCCGGTACATCGTGTACGGCTCGGCCAGGGTGATCTTGCTCTCGGCGCTGTCCAGCTCCTCGATCGTTCCCCTGGCCTGGATATCGTTGTACGCCTGGCCTGCTGTTCCCTTCCGGAGAAACGACGAGATGGTCGGATTATCGTTCGGGGAAACGTAGTCCATGATGGATTTCTGCTCGGCAGGGGTCAGGTCGCTGAGGCTGCCATTGGTCTTCGGCAGGTGCGGGGCGTAGAACATGCCCCCTGTGTCCTGGACAGTCGGGGGAAGAGTGATGTCCGGGCCGGACTGGAGCCCGCGCTGGTATTCCATCTGGTAGAGCTGGTTGGCACGGTTGACGTACGGGAAGTCAGCCTTTTTCCCGTTGGCGAACGTGACGTGAGCTATGGCCTGGCCGCTGCCGTGCCTGTTCCAGCCGGGCTTGAATGTAGGGCCGTAGAACGGATCATCCATAGGCAGCCTGGGTACCGTGCTAGCCCCGGTGATGCTGGTGACCTTGCCTGTCCCGTAGTCAGGGTGGACAACCGTCATGCCCTTGTCATGGACAGGGTGGCCGGTCTTGCCCAGTACCGTCCATTCGCCGTGCGCGCCTCTCAGCTCGTGCGTCCAGGCTGAATTCCCGGCCAGGCCGATCGCGCCGTCGAACTCGATGTCACCTTCGGCCCATGTCATGCGCCTGGCGGCAGCGGCGTGCTTCGCGTCGCTGTGCGCCAGCTCCAGGTACTGCTCACCGATCGTCTGCATCGCCGCTCACAGCTTCGCGGCCTGGGCGGTGAGCGCGGCGGCCTGGGTCAGCAAGGCGGTGACCTGCTTGGTCAGGGCGGTGATCTGCGTCTTGATCTGGGCCTGGGACATGCGCTGCTGGACCGCCGCGACCTGTGCCGGGGTGACCGCCTTGCCGGCCGCCGTGATCGCGGCGGCAGCCTGGCCCGCCGGGGTCGCTGCGGTCGCGGCCTTGGCCGCTGCGGTCGCGGCGGGGGTCTTGGCCGTTGTCTTCGCGGCTGCCGGGGTAACGGCTTTCTTGGCGGCGGTCACTGCCCCGGCCTGCTTGGCGGTCGTGCCCTTGAGTGCCTTTTTCAGGAGCGCGATCTGCCTGATCTTGGCGGCGGCCTGCGCCCGGAGCCCGGCGGCCTGCTTGAGCAGCGCCGCCTTCTGGCTGGCCTTGGAGTTTGCGGCGCTCTGCGCGCCGCCGGCCGCGCCGCTGCCGCTGCCGAACTGCCCGCCGGCCGCCGACCCGGCCGCGACGTGCGTGTCCTTGGCTGCCCCGGCCGCCGTGCCGGTCAGCTCGATTGCACGCGCAAGTGCACTGACGTTTGCATGTGCATGTGCACGCGCCCGCTTGGCTTCCCAGTCGGCGTTGGTGGCCGACGACGCGGCACGGACC